GCCACTTAAATTCAGTGGATTATTGGAACGACCGGACATCCAGTTATACAAGTCTGAAGGCATTCCGAACAGTTCGCCCCTACCTTCAGAAGCGTCAGAGGCCTTTGGTCGTTTAGCAGAAAACTGTGCGTAATATGGCGTCATAGCTGCTTGACCCAGAGATCCAAATGCAGCCTGCGTGCCACCAGCAAGTGCATTACCTGCGCCCATGATGCCTTGACCAAGCGCCGTGCCGCCACCCATCGCAGCGTTCCCGATCAACTGTCCCGCATTAGTTGCGGCCCCGGCCAGACTTTGTGCAGCGCCTGCACCAAGTTGCGAAGGCTGGTAAAGCATGTTGAAAGCCATTTGATTTTGTTTTAAGTAATTTTCGAGTTGCTGCTGGAATGTTGTGGAAGCAAGACCTGTTGCGTATTCCGCAGCACCTCGAGCAGCTGCGCCAGATTTACCCATACCTCGACCCGCGTATGTTCCAGCTGTCGCGCCAAGGCCCTGCTCTCTCGCGAATTGATAACCGGGAGTTTGTTCAAGCTGTTCCATTGTGGGAGCGAATGTGCTGATAAGCGACGCTCCGCCGCCACCAACACCAGCGCGCTTTGCCGCATCTCCTTGGAGATACGACATGAGCAAATCCATAGATTTGGTTCCAGCGGTGCTGTAAGGCGAAAGCGCGGCAGATGCCCGTTGATAGCCTTGTTCCGCAGCTTGTCCTGCAAGTATGGCCCCAAGCAAACCCATCTGGCCTGCCGAACGTGCGGCACTCGCTTGTGTCCTGGAACCAAGAAGACTGCCGAGCCCAGAGAGTGCGCTACCGCCCAACATCCCTAATGTTAAAGGGTCCATGCTTCTCTCCTAAATCAGCGTGATTATTTTATAGGTGTTGCCACCGAGTGTAACAGTTGTCCCGACTTGCTGCCAACCTGCAGGCATTAGCGCGGTATCCGGCAACAAAACTGCCCCCGCCAACGGCGCTCCAGTCGTAGCATTTTCCGTCACCGGCACACTATTCGACACAAGGGCCGTAAACAAAAGCTGCAACTGCCGAGAAATACTTCCATCCGGCAGAATAAGATTTTTCATTGAGTTTGGGACAAGAGCGCGAATCACGTCAAGTCTCCATTTTTTCAAAGTCAATGAACGCGCCGTTCAACGCTGTTGCGGCAGCAGCAGTCCATGACAATTCAAAAACACGATCTCTCGCAAAACCCAGTCTATTCCATGACGGAATAGTTTTGTATTGACCAGATTTTCCAAGTGATTGATGGATACCATTTCCAAAACTTACACCACGGTCATCACTCCAGCGCAATGTAACAGTCGGATTACTTGTAGGGTCAATATCTGTTCCGACTTCAATATCAGCCATAAATTGCTTATAACTAATTCGGTCTAGATTTGACACTAGATGTGGAAAAGAACGTAGTCTAACAATCGGTTGCCCTGCGTCAGTATATGACTGCAAATCCCAATTATAAATAGTCCCGTTTTGCCAATCCCCGCAAATAGTTTTGCCGTAAGCCACAGCAACGCAATTTGCCCTATGCCGCCGCAAATCCCCATTCTCATCCAGATAAGCACGTTCATGCCAAAGCTGCGTAGAAAGATCGTAAACCCATGTTTTATCTGCAGAAGGAAATGTTAAAACGTAAAAGATGTGAGTCCCTTGTTGATAACAAAAGCCTATTGCGTCGCTTATCGTTTCATAAAAGCCGATAGCATCTGCGATAGCTGGTGTGGAGATAATGTCAGCCTTATACGCCGTTCCCATCATCACCAAGGCTTCACCATTATTGTCTTGCGACAAAAAGAAAATGTTTAAACCCCATTTCGCGAGCGAGCGCAAGGCAGCAATTCCATGTTGAATAAACACGCCGGGAATTGGCTGAAATGGAAATGGAAAAGCTCCAACATTACTCCAGATTTCTGTTGTTCTCCGTCCATACGCCCAAATCTCTTTATGCACGACTTCAATGATCTGTAACTGATCCGCGTCTCCGCTTATCGTTGCAATAGCAAGAGCATTATATGTAGGCAGCGATGGTGTGACAATGGAGTCACTCGACTGCATGTCTCCGCCTTGTGTGCTAGACACCAGAAAAGTATCCAAATATCTAACTTGATTTCCACCATTAAAATTGACTGGGGCAAAATTACTAAAAACAAGCGTTGTTAAATTCACCATCCAACCGCTTGATGATCCATCCAGAATAATCAAATCATAAGTATCATCATACATCGAAACTAAACCGTTTTGGGTATTAATCGCTCCCAAAACCTGCAAAGTAAAATTATCTGGAATATAGTAAACTAAATTTCCGATGACGGCAAACAGCAGTCCATTTGACGCCGTGTAAAGTTGACGAACTTCCGCGACAATCCCCTGAGCCAGCGGAACTAGCCCAGGGGTGCAATAATGCGTATAAGGAACCTCCGCATCTTTTGTATTCAGTTCTGGATACAAGTTGATGCAACGCTGGGCATTTGCAATAACCGAGCGCGCTTCATATGCACCTTGAACTAATTGAAGTTGAGGCACTTTACACCTTTTATATTACGCCCCGAGGAGCGAAAACCACACATTATCCGTAACAGCGACAAACATTATCCGTTTGTCATTCGCTACGCTAATTCCTGTCGCACCTGCCGTACCGTTAATAGTGTCCGATCCGTTACCAAACACCTGCACAGGATTAGCCCCGGCATTGGCAAGGAACACAACGCTTCCAGCAACTGCTACTGGCAGCACAACGCTGTCTCCACTTGACGCGGACGTAGCAATATGATTCGAGCCAAGTACTAAGACCGGTGTAGAAGAATTGCGCGCACCGCCAGCCAAAGCAGTGATACCATCATTAGTCTGCCACTGCGGAGTAGCAAGCGCAGTATTAAGCGCGTCATCATCGGCAAGCCGTTTACCGGGCTCGAGTCGCTGCGGAATAGACATTGTATTACCTCGTCTGGTCCGAGTAGATATTATAGACGCCCGGACGGACCAAGTTATCCGGCATCACAAGAGACGGAATCTGGGCATTTGCAGCACGAATAGTTTGCATCGCGTCTTTTGCCAGATCGTTAAATCCAGGGTCTTCCGGCATACGATACGCAGCGCGGAGTCTTACGACCATATTATAATGCAAAGCCGCTAGATATTCCGGCGGAAAGTCAAAACTAGATGTTAAGTTTGCGAACTCATCAAGCACATGTTTTAAGATAATGTGAACTTCGTAAAGACTTGCCTGCGGAATAGGCCAAGGATAAATCCGACCAAGCGGCCACGCATTATCGTAAAAAATACACTGCGAAAAAGACACTAGACTTTTTAGTGTAATCCTCGCATAGTCTTCATATGAAAACAAAAGCTGCAACGGATAATCTACTGCTTGCGTGCCATTTGCCCCGGGCAACATACGAAAAAATGCGCTTTCAAGTTTATCTGGCCGCACGCTAACATTGATGTCACCGCCAGGACCAACTGTATAACTTTGCGCCCCCGTTGACACAACACTTTTATCAACAAGATGCCACACAAGCCAGCGTTTCACACGCCACTGTGCGATCATCATGTTCATTCGCGTCAGCGCATCATTATAATCTTCGGGGAGCAGCGACTGCCCGACACCGAGAATACCTGCGTCACGAAACGCAAGTGTTATGATGTCTAGAGCAGTCGTCGCCATGACTTATCCTTCTTTCTTAGCAGGAAGCGGCAGAGAACTTTTAAGTTTTTCTTGCTGTGCTTTAATTTCGGCAAGCTGCTTACGAGCAACTTCCAATTCCATCGCTTTCCGATCAAGCTCAGCCTGGAGTTCATCCTCACGGGAAATATGCGCCCCCGGCGAACCAGTCGTAATAAACTGCACTTCTTCACGAGCATCTGCTACGATGATCGGATCAGTCTTGTTCTCGTCGCGATACCCTACGACTTTCGGATATTCCGCATATTTATAATCAGGAAAATCCATGTTTTCGTAAACACCTAAAAACTGCTGTTTTGCTTTAGCCATGTTACCTGCTCCTTTATCCAACTTTTGCAAAATCGCCCCAGGCTTTTTCAGCAGCATTTGCATAAGCTGCCATAGCTTCCTCTCTAGTTTGGAAGCGCCCAAGATTTTTGCTTTTGCCATTTACCATAATCTGAGCCCGCCATTTCATCCTATCACTGTCAAACCTTACACCTTTAGTTCCAGATGTGTTATTCGAAGGTGCCCCTCGATTGGCTTGATTTTCACTGTTTGTCGCCAGCCTCAGATTCCGTAGTCGATCATCGCTTTTGTTTCCATTACGATGCTCAACAAACTTTGTAGGCAATTCGCCATTCACATAGAGCCAGACCAATCTGCACGATCTGAATGCTTTGCCTTTAATCTCAATATAACGGTAGCCATTCGCATAAATGTTACCAGCTATATCTCCGATTTTTATTCTCCCGTGACCCCTTACTGTCAAATTAGTAAATAAGCCAGTATCAGGATCATAGGAGAACATTTCTTTAAGTTCGCGCTGAGTCAACACAGAACTCTCCATTCTGGTTAAATAATATCTGCCACCACGCAGGCCCATTCCGGGCGAACCCAGAGATACCCGTAAAGAACGTCAAGTCGCGTGATAAACTGATCCGACTTGATGTCGAAACCAGTAACCATACGAAGCGACACGCCATCCATGCGCTCCCGCGCAACTTCCTGCATGTTCTTCGGCATCTCTAGATCGGCAGTTGCCATCGTAACCGCGTCTGGGATAAACGCGATGTTCTTACGATAAACCGTGCCAGACAGCGTGAGGCTGTTAACCGCAGCTCCGTTCGCAGGTGACGCGGTGACAGTCTGATACTGAACCGGATTGCCGCCAGACGGAGGCACAATGGCCGGATAAATATTCATGACGCCACCAGCATAGCTGGTGATGACGAACTGCTGCAGCGAACCAGTCGTAACCTTGGTGATACGGTTGACGGCATTCACGCCAGCAAACGTAATGATGTCACCGACAGCCGGAACACTCGAACCAATCGTAACATTGATTGAGTTACCGGTCTGACCAGCGCCATTAACCGTCGTACCTGACCAAGTGCCAGTAGTGTGCTTGAGAACGGTCTGATCTTCGAACCAGTCAAAGCCGATCGCGTTATAAACTTCGCCCTTGCGATACTGCTCAGAGATTTCCGTCGCGGGGTTCAAAAGGCCGGACAGGTTCTGCACCGTGCGGGCCATCGAAACCGGGTCCAGAATGAACTTGCGGTTATCGGTGGGAGCCGAACGGAGGCTTAGAAGCGCCTTAGCCTGCAGCCACGTATCAAGCGTCGGACGAAGTAGATTGCCCGCCGAGTCGAAATTACCAACAAGGTTGGAAACACCGCCTTCTACGCCAGACATAACATCTGCAGCAACAGCGCCGACAAGGTTATTCACCGCCGGAGCAAGAATGCGCTTCGAATAATCATCGAGGCTCATCGTGCGTTCAGCAGAGTTGAACGACACGTCAACGCCTTTCTGCGTAGCAAGCGTCAGCGTAGTGTTCGTTTCCGTCGTGTCCTGGATCTGTGCGACAGGACCAGTACGAACAGTGTAATCGTTCGGCAGGCGGATACGTAGGCTCTGTCCGATCTTCGCGCCGGTAATGGCGAACTGATCGTCGTACTGCGTGTCGATGTGCTGCAGGAACGAGTTCGTATTAACCCAAAGGCGAACAGCCTCACGGGTAATCATGTTGATAGTAAGAAGTGTATTACTCATGGCAGTAGCCCTTTCCAGTAAAGCGCGGACGCGCAAGTGTCATCATCAAAAAGCAGTAGGGAGTCCCCTGCAATTCGACGGTGCCCGCGTCCGTCACTTTATCGGGCCAACCCAGACTGCTTACCCCGCAGTCAGCAAGGGGGGAACGTAAGGTGTTCCCTCCTACCTTTTACGACGCGCAGTTTGCGCGTTACGTAATTTTATCCACTCTTCCATAGAAATGTCGGGGTCGTCAAGTGTCGCTGGAGCAGTTCCTGCACCATTAACTTTTGGCGTGATTGGCGGAGGAGCCGCACTCACCCGCTTAGGTGCATTCAAATTCTGCGCGACCTTGGCAATCGCCACAGCTTGTCTGGTGGGTGGAAGGAGTGCAATTCTGGCAGCTTCATCAGGATTTTTAGCCAGATGGTAGAGAA